TTGGTAGCGACGAGTGGAAACAAAAGATTAGTTTTATATATTTATTTTAGCCTTGATTTATAACACGTGATGTTTTATTATTTAATTACATTTTAATACATTTTTGATTTTTTAGTACTTATTTAGTACCTAATTTTTTTATTAAATTTCAAGAAAATACTTGACATTACCTAGGTTATGTGTTATAATATATATAGAAAGTGAGGTGAGACAATGGTTCTTTCAATAAAGATATTTAAAATAAAAATCACTTTAAAGGTATCCCGACTAAAGAAAACCAAAAAAGTGATAACTACTAGGAATTGGGTTTAATCCCAATTTCCTAATAGATTATATCATTTTATTGAAAGAAAGTCAAATTTATGGAAAAATTCGATCAAACAAAATATATTATGGACTACAGAAAAAAACACAAAGCACAATTTAATGTGGACCTTAATATTGACGAAAAAGAAGAATTAGAAGCATTACTTAAAGAACATGGACTAACAAAAGCCCAATTTTTAAGGAACGCAATTAATGATTTAAAACAACAAAAAAAAACTAGCAAAAGCTAGTTTCTTTATTTTATAACCGCACCTGTGTCTGGTGCTACATATATTTGTACTGTTCCAAAATCTCTTGTCTTAATTACTACTACATAGTCATTAATATATCTTATAATATCATATGTTAGCCCTCCAAATTTACTTGGTCTTAAGAATCCACATTCATTACCTATATATGGAGCTTTATCAAGTGGATATACTCTCCAAGAATTAGCATATGCAGGTAGATAAAGTTTCTTAATAGTATTAGTTGTTTTTTTTATTCCAAGTAGTTCATTAACTCTATCTTGGACTTGTTGGTAATTATATCCAGCACTTTCTAATCTTTGTTGTCTTGTTGGATTAGTGTCAGTAGTCCCCCACTTTTGATTATTTGTATCATTAATAATTTCTTTTGCAATTTCATCAATTGTTTTTTTTGATGATGTTTCTCTATAACCGTCATCATATATATTACCCTCATCATTTGGTATACCGGATATTTCATTTATATTCATAGAATATCCTGATACATTACCATATCGTACTTCATAATGACAATGAGATCCAAAAGAATACCCTGTATCACCTTCTATACCTATTACTTCGCCATTTCTTACATGCTTTCCTGATGATGTTAATATTTTTGATAAATGTGCGTATATAAAGCACCTATTTCCATTGTCTTCACGTATCATAACATATTGTCCAAAACCTTGCTTAGGATTATTTACATTTTCCCATCGTGCTATTTCAACAGTTCCTGTTACTGTTGCGTGTATTTCCTTTGAATCAATTCCTACTAAGTCTATTCCCCTATGGGCATCACCTTTATAATTTTGTGTAATTTTAAATCTTCCATTATATGGACTATTCATTTTTATCACTCTCTTTCTTATTTTCTAATTCTGTCGTCATTTTATTTAGTAATTTTTCTAATATTTCTTTTAATTTTGATGGTATAGGTAAACCACATAAAAGCATATTTTTTAAAATGCTTGTTGCCTCATATAAGAAAAACATTATTCCAAATAGTTCTGTTACTCCAGAATTATTTAAATGAATATATTCAGTTATTTCTTTTGGTATAAAGAATAGCAAATCTAGTTTTACACAATAATCAACAAATACAAAGAATATCATACATATAATCATTGCTGATTTTCTTAATATTCCATTTATTCCAAATGTACTATTCCATTTATGATCTTTTAAAGCTCTAATCGATCCTAAGATTATATCTAATATTATTAGTAATATAGTTAATTTAATCATATATTTTGTATTTAATAAATTTATTATTTTATCTAACATTTTAATTCCTTCTTTCTATATTTTTATAATATTCTTTTCCAAAAGGCCATAACTTCGTAAGGTTGCATTATATTGTGCGGCTGCCCACCACCAGTATTTTTAACAATATTATTTGAATTATATGGTCCATCACTTGCTGCAACTGTCATTGAATTTCCTGCTGATTGCGTATTAGTACCATATGTTGCAATATGGTTATGTTCTGGCATTTCATTGATTGTCATAGTATGAGTCTTTTCACCGCCGGTATTACCAATAGTATCAAAGTCTTCATCGTTTTCATCTATACCAACAGGAACTCTACCAATTGAAGTTCTTTCCCATGTAAAACCCAAATAATTGCTATGGTCTTGATTATCAAAAAATACTTCGACTTTTCCAACTGGGCATATTAAATTTAAGATTGCAAATGTATCATCAAATTTTCTATATGGTGCATATTCAGTGGACCATTCTCCCAATTCTAATTGAAAATCATCAATATCAGAAATTAACATTGAAAATCTTACATAACAAGCACCATTTGGAGTAGTTATTCTTTTATTAAAACCTGACTCTTGTTCAAATTCACTTATAAATTGTTTATTACTATCATAATAAGCAGAATATTTTTCAGATCCAGGATTTGTAATACCCTGATATACATATTTTGTATTTCCTTTTATTGGAATAAAATCAGTTGCACACCAATTCGTATATCCTGATAATACTGAACCATCTAAATCAATTATTGAATTTTCTATAATAGTATCTTTATTAAATTTATTTTTGAATTCTACTTTATCTAAAGTAACTTCTTCTACTGTCATTTTTCCATTTAATAATTTAGAATTTTCTTCAATACCTTCATCCATTATATTTAAACTTGTTGGATTTATAGGAGTTTGGCCTGAATATACTGCTGGAGTCACAGTGTGTTGTGTGCCATCTATTTCCACATATCCATCAGATACTTTCGTTCCGGATTGCCAATTGACTCTATTGTATGCCATTATTTATCACTCTCCAATCGTTCTATTTTTTCTTGAAGTTGTTCGATTATCTTTTGTTGTTCTTGTATTGCTTTACAACATACAGATGCTAAAGCATAAATGTCTACACCATCATTATTCTTTGATGTAACTTCTTCTGAATAAATATATCCTTCTCCAATTACAAAACCTATATGTTTTTTATCTGTATCTTTATCCTCTTTCATATGATATTTGTATATATCTATGTTTTTTATAATATCAAGAGCATTTCCTAGTTTTTCGAAGTTCTTTTTCTTTTTTTCTAGAGACGATTGAACTACGGATACACAATGAATTATACCTGTATCACCTGATGCAACTATTTTAGTTTTGTCCTCAGCTGACGAATCAGGATTACCTAAAATCAAATTTCTTCCAGTAAAGTTTTCTGCATTTGCACCGTTTACACCAATAGAAGCCATAACCTCACCATTACTTGAATATACTGATAAACAGTTTTTAGGATTTTCGGAATTAATTTCTAGTCTACCTTGAACAGTTTTGTGGTTTTCGTCTATGCCTTGTATAATTTTTGAAATTTTCAATAAATCTAAAGCATTAATGGTACCCTCATTGCTGTAATCATATATTCCTTGCAAAAATGAAGAACTTTGAATGACACCTAATATATATGCTTGAACCGTAAGTAGATCATATTTTGAATAATCGTAAATACCATCAATATTATTATAAAAATGTGTAGAATCTAAATTAAAGCCACCTATTTCTCCTGAAGTAGCTCTCATATGACCTTCTTTTGTCACACCAAAGTTTGTACTTTCTATAGCCATTTCATCAGCTGTAAGATCAAATGTTTTGCCTCGCATATTAATTTTATCAGCATCTATTAAAGCTTCACTTGTATCATCGTTTAGTTTTAATGCTATGTTTGCATGAGTAAATTCTTCTCCATCTAATTTTTTTGATAGTTTAAGATTAAATTCTTGAGCTGTTAAAACTAATGCTGAATTAAATTCTTCTGTTTTAGCAAAATGTTTATTCATTTCAACATTTGTTAGGTATTCTATTTTCATATTAAGATAGTCAAAGTCTTGTAAATATACATAGTTAGTGCCTTCAAATAAAGTTATTTCTGGTATTTCTAATGTTTGTATTTCTTCTTGTTGTAATTTAGTTATAATATCAAATCTATCTATATTACATCTTCTTTTTATAATACCTTCTAATTGATTGACATCATTTAATGTAATAATTAATTCGTCATACACATCATCATAAGAACATAATCTGTTACCAATATTTATTTCATAGGTTTTTAATTCATTAGATGGATTAGTTTTTGGTTGTTTATCTATACATAGTGTTAATATCATAAAATCACAATCCTTCCAAATATAGATCATCAGATGGATATAAATCATCTGATGGATATAAATAATTAATTCTTTCTGTATGTCCTTTTACAGAAAACGATAAAGGCTTATATTCTAAACTATCCTCTAATCCAAGTTGATCTGTTCCCTCTACTGATTTTAAAAAGTTAAGTTTGTCCGTAACTTCAAAATGTATTCCATCTTTATCAATACTTCCTATAACATTACCGTTTTCGTCATATACTTCTAATATACCGTTAGTATCATTAGCACCACCTAGTTTTAATACTCCGCCTCTGATTAATGAAGCAGTAAGGTTTATAACATTGATTTGTTGCATGTCTAATGTCCCATCTAACAACCAAGCAGAATTATATGGTCCATTTATACCATGATTTGAAAATCCTATACCACTCAAAGATATTCTCATTACGTTCACAGCTTCTTCTTTAGGTAATCTATCAACAAAAAGAATCTTGTCTCCATCATAGAAAGCTCTTCCGTCAGTAAATTTTGCATTAAGAAAAGCCGTTGCTTGCGCAAGCTCGTCTTCTAAAATTGCTTTATTTTCTTTTACTAATGATTCAGATTGTTTAGTTGCTTGTGATACTATTTCTTGAGTTAGATTTTTTAATTCTTTTTTAAAATTACCAAATTCTATCTTTTTATATTTACCACTTATAGCATCCCATACAATAGATATAACTTGTGTTGTTATATTTACTTTACATTTAGAATGTTTTACATAGATTGTATCTCCTATATCAGAAATATTATCTATTTTTGCACTTACAGAATAATTGATTTTTGGTACTTTGTTTTCTTGTAGATATTCATTAGCAGTTTGTAATAACCATAACTTTGTAGCATTTAAAAAAGCCTCATATGTTTCAAAATCATCTGGGCTATATATATTTTCAAATTTAACAATTCTTGTATATGGAATATCATATAATTGTTCATTTAATTCTACATATTCATCATCAAGCATAATAGCGCTTTCTCCGTCAGTTGTATATGGTAGTATTTTTGTACATACATTATCCCAATTTTCTGATGTAGATATATCAGTTATATTTTTGTTATTAGCTAAAACAACTCCTCTATCTTCACCTATGTTTTGTTTTATTCCAAATGTAAAGTTATCTCTATATAAATGTCCTCCATATTTATCAGAATCTATAAAAGATACAAATACATCATATAAAGTCTTTCTTACCATTCTCGTTGTTAAAACAGTTGATATATCACTTATAGTTGTAAAAGGTGTTTCTGTATCTGTATTACTATTGTAATAATCAAGTGCTGCATTACAGTTCTTATTTACAGCTGATTTATCAGTTATAATATAATTTTTACTATCATAGGTTAAATGCCAGGCTTTAGATATTATTCTATTGTTCTTTATTTCTGGATTATTACATCTAAAACCCTGCACTCCCCACGGTGTTGACACTCTTATGATCATTCCTTTTTGATAATAATCAATGTTTTCAAGTATATCTTCTAACTCAATACAATAATCTCCATTATCTGTTTTTGTTATTTCAGCAAACAATGGATGTAAGATTTTTATACCATTATTATTAAATACTTTTTCATTACTATCATAAACTCTTATCATATAACACCAAAAAAGAGGATTTTAGTCCTCTACCTTTCTTAAATTATATTTATAATCAGATATATCAATAATTTCTTTTGAATAGTATTCAGCTTCAAATACACCTTGTACTTCAGTACCTATAGTAATAATGTTTTTGCCGTCTATTGTTGGTATGCTTGGAAGTGTTATTGATTCTTGTGTTGGAGTTTCTAATACATAATCTACTATAATATTATTTTCTGTTAGCCATGATATAAACTCTGATAAAACATCATGCATTCCATCGTATATGTAGAATCCCCCTACAGTTACATTTCTATATGAAATTCCTACAATATTATTCCATGTATTAGTAGCACTAACTGCCTTAAAATGGGATGAAAATATTTTTCCTTTTGTATTTGTGGGTGTTGTTTTTATAATATTGGCAATAGCAACCTGAAATCTTTTGCTATTGGTAGTATTTACCATTTGCCAATTCTCATCGCCATCAAACATTACTTCTTTTATATTTCTAACAATCTTACCATTTTCAAAATCAATATAATCATTATATTCATCTATTTTTCTTAATGGTTCGTCTAGGTATATATTTGTTGTTTCGTTGTAGTATGGTTGATATTCGGGTAAATTAGAAGTTGTATATGTTCCTTTAACTAAGTAAAGTTGGAAAGTATAGTTGTCAAACGTACAATTGGGATTAATATATATACTAATTTTATCTAATACATCATTAATTGTTCCTGTTGCAACAACCACATCAGTTGTTGAACTAAAAAGGTCTGATAAAAGTCTTCCATCTGGACTACCAGCATTTGGATTTTCTACATTTCCTAGCGAAAATCTATGTTTTATAACGTTTGATTTATTTGTTATGCTTCCACTAATTTTTTTAAAAATAACTGTATATTGCCCATTTAATGGTTCGTTTAAACCTGTTTTTAACTCAATACTTCTGCTAACAGAAACACCACTCAAGGTTATTAACCCGTTTTCACTTTTATAAGTTACAGCACCGACTGTTGTTTCTGGTATATTAAGCGTATTTAATAAATTCTCACTTCTAACATTAACTGGTATTTTATAGCCGTATGGTTCGTATGTATCATAATATTGATTTTTTGTAATCATAATTTTTATTGTACTTGTAGTTTGATATCCACCATACAATATTAAATTTTCATTAAGCATTTGTTCAGTTAATGTTCTTGAAGTACCATTAGTCCATGCACTACCTGCTCCTAAACTACTTGAATATATTTCTTTTCTATACCATGTACTTTCAATATATAAATAAACAGTATCTCCAACATTTAAACTAGGGCACATTTCTTTAAGCGTTTTACTTATAGCAGTATATCCATTAGTAGTGGAGGCAGAATTTATTAATTGTATTGTCCCATCTTTTGAGACTTTATAATTATCCGTCTGTTCTTTATTAAAACTATTCCATAAATTCTTCGTCCTATCTCCACAACTTATTATTTCTTGTGGATAGTCTGGGTTAGGACTTGGTTGACCACCTGTGTATGGTTCATACGGAGTTGATTCTTCACCTTTTTCTATTTGTGGATATGAAACTGTTGTTGTTCCCTTTTGAGATAATTGCCAACTAAATCTTATATATTTAGTATTTTCTAACGTCTTATATTTTAGCCAACTTTCGCTATATGATGTTGCGCCTACTCTACCTAACCATGTTTTATTGCTATCATAGCAATCAAAACTTTTGGCTATAGATGGTTGAATGTAAGTAACAATATAAAACGTTAATGGTTCAACTTCAATATAATCAGTAGCAACACCTCTCCAATTGGCATTAGTTGTAAATGTAAAACTGTCTTTATTTAATATTAAATCACTTGTTCCAGTTTCATAACCAATGATACCATTATCTAATCTTCCTTTTACTATGGCTTGTATATTTAATAAATTCTTCCCACTTGTACTATTCTGATATGTATTACCATACACCTTATAGTCTTTTAAAGCCTTATTTAATGCATCTTCAATAGTTACATTACCGTTACCACTTATACTTTTATATTTATTACTTCTTATTTTAGGACTGATATTATATTTTAAATTATTGCTTTGTTTTAGTTTACAACTAAAACTATTTATACTTCTTAAAATTGCTTTCATAATTAAGCCTCATTACAAGTGAAGGTAACTTCGTCAGTTATATCTAAAATACCAACGATAGGTCTTTTTTTTATGGAATTTTTAATTATTTTTATATCAAATGCATATTTTCCATAATCAAGATTTTCAGTATCTGATGGATCTATAGTGATATTGTAAATATTATCTGTTAAAGTAATACCATCATTTAATTTTTTTTGAAACAATACTTCTTCTGTGTGAGTATCATTTTTAACTGTAAAATAAATACTATCTACTGTTACTGATTCATTATTTTCAGTTATTTCAAGTTTAAATGATTGTGTATCTCCTCTAACCATACTAAATATATTTTGCATTTACATTCTCCTTTCTTATAACCATCTACTATTAGCAATAACTTCTATTTTTGTAATAGTACCAGTCCATGTAATAATATTTTTACCTCTTTTTAATGGTGGAAATTCACCATTCATATTTCTATTTTTTAATATATTTCCTAAATAAGCATCTTGCTTATCACTATCAATAATTACTTCTGTTTCATTATTTGGAAATGTATAACTAAAAATAGCGACATTATCAATCTTAAATTCGATTGTGCCACTACCTTCTATTTTAATTATTGGTTTTGAATCTAAAAAACCATTATTTATAATAGTTATACTTTCTGATGGATTATTAAATACTTGTTTATGTTCTTGATAAAGATATTTAAATGGTTGTGTTCTTATCTTAATAGTCGCTTGTTTAAATCTTACTAATCTTTCATAATTTATTTGACCTATTATTTTTACTTTATAGTATTTATCAGGTTCATTGCTGAAGACAATTGAACCTTCTCCATTAAAGTAATCAATAACCTCATCTATATCATAATTTCTTGTAAGACCTATTTTAAGAGTTTTATCATAACTTTCATATCCTAATTCTTCTATATATGATCCATCTACACCATCTATAACTGTTTCAGATACTCTCATTTTAGGTTTGGTAATAGAAGGAAGTTCTTGTATGATTAAGCCTCTAATTGTTCTACTATCTATTCCTTTAAATATTACATAATTATTCATGAATAAACCACACTTTCTACTACATCAGATACAAAACTTCCCATTTCTCTACCATTCATAACAACTTTTGTGTCTTTTAAAGCCTCTTTGAATGCGTTTACTAAAGTATTGTAGTTTAATGAATTAGCACTATTAGAATTTAAATTTATATCTGTATCAAAGTCAGTAGGTATCATATTACTCATATTTTGAGCAACATCTGACATAGTATCTCCGAATCCTTCTTCTATACCTAATGCTAAATTTGTACCAATTTGTTCCTTAAAAACTCTAGATGGAGAATGAATTCCAAATACAGACTTGAACTTATTTACAATTCCTTGACCAAAACTACTTACACTATATTTTAGATTTTCCCATTTTTCTTTTATACCTTCCCATAGACCACTTATAAGATGTCTACCAACATCTTTAATTGCTGAAATACCATTTAATAATCCGCTAACTAATGAACTTATAACTTGAGGTATTTTCGATACTAATTGAGGTATAGCTTGAATTAATCCTTTTGCTAATTCTAATTGCAATCTAATTCCTGTTTCAATTATTTTAGGCAGATTATTTACTATTGCATTAACCAGTTTATCTATTATAATTGGAATCTTATCTATTAATACAGGCAGTGCATTTATTAATCCCTCTGCAATTCCTAAAGTTAATTGAATTCCAGCATCTATAATTAAATCTATATTATCAATTAATGTTTCAACCATTAATAATAATGCATCCATTATAGTAGGAATTAATGTAGGTAAGCTCTGTGCAATCCCTTTTACTAATTCAACTAATATTGTTATCCCTGCTTGTAATATCATTGGTAAATTTTCTATTATTGTTTCTACTAATGCTTTAGTTATTTCCATAACTACTGTCATAATTAATGGCATATTTGATGTTATTCCAGATACCAATGCTTTAATTATTCTAACGCCTGCATCTAAAAAATTATCAAGTTGTTCTAATATTGCATCTAAAACACTAGGTAATAATTCGATAATTGAATTTGTTATCTGTTCTGCTACAGGAATTACATTTTGAGATACCGTCATTATACCATCTATTAGATTATAAAGTAATTGTGTTATGTCAGCATTACCATTAGCTAAACCTGTTAACATATTTTGCCATGCTGATTTTGTGGCATTAATTGAACCCTGAATTGTACTACTTGCCTCTTTTGCAGTTGTTCCTGTTATTTTTAGTTCTCCCTGAATAACATGTATAGCATTATAAACGTCATTTAAACTTGCAATGTCATATTCAACTCCACTTATTTTTGTTGCATCTGAGAGTAACCTTTCCATTTCTGATTTAGTTCCACCATAGCCCAACTTTAAATTATCGAGCATGGTATAATTTTGTTTTGCGAAACCTTGATATGCATTTTGTATACTTTCCATAGAAGTACCCATTTTATTAGCATTATCTGCCATGTCTGTGATAGCCATATCAGCGACTTCTGCGCTTTTAGATGTATCGCCATTTAAACTTTGTAATAAAGATGCACTAAAAGATGTTACAGTTTCCATATATTCGTTTGCACTTAATCCTGCTGTCTTATATGCATTATTTGCATATTCTTGGACTTTTTTAGAACTTTCTCCAAATAATGTATCAACACCACCTACAAGTTGTTCATAATTACCATAACTTTCTAATGATTGCTTTCCAACAGAAATAAAAGCATTTCCTAATTCCTTTATTCCATTAGCTAATGTTGAAATACCACTCTTAATAGCATCGCTGATTAAATTAGCTTTTATTATATCTCCAAATTTTAAAGCGTTTTGCCCTGCTTCTTCCAAATTATCGGAGCTTTTATTTAATTCTCTATTCATTTGATTTAACTCCGCTTGAGCATTGTTTAATTCATTTTGCCATTTTTTTGTTGTTGTACTATTTTCATCAGTTTCTTTTTTTGATGCCTCTAAAGCATTTTTAAGGATTTTTACTTTTTCTTCTTGTTCATGAATTTTCTTTGTTAATACTTCATTTGATTCTTTTAATTTTTTTGATGAACTATCATTCTTATCATACTGACTTGTCACTACTTTCATTTCGCTACTTAAAACTTTCAAGTTGTCACAAATACTAGAAAGTGCTTTTTTATATTCACTTTCTTGTTGTAGTTTGATAGTTCCTCCAAAACTACTTGCCATATTCTACCTCCTTTCTAATCTGGTAAGAATTCGCCTTCATGATTTGCTAATTCTTCTAATTCTCTATAAGTTCTTCCACTTAATTTAAAGTCATAATTATTTCTATAATGTTTAAATAACATTGCGAATTTACGTAATGTCATTCTCCCAACTTCTTTTTCTGTATATCCTAGTAGACAATGACCTACATATAAAATCCACGAGAAGTCAATTTTTCCATCATCATTCTCGTGGACTACGCGTTTTTTGAGTTTTCTTCTTCATCTTGTGTTGAAGATAAAGATAAATCTTTTACTGCTTTTAAAACATTTTCCAATCCTGCATCGGTTATAATTCTTCCAACTTGTTTTAGATTTACAAACTCCTGTTTTGTTTCAGATGTCTCATTCTTTATATCGATACCTTCATTAATCATTGAAAGCAACCCTGCTTTTAAATCTGAAATTTTAGGTACTCCATCACTATCTGTAGTTTCAACTACTTTTCCCCATTCAGATATACTTCCATAATTTTCTTGAATTTCTTCCAACACATTCAAATTAAAAACTATTGGATAATCACCATAATTTTGCGTATGTATACAACCTGTCTTATCTTTCATAAATACCTCCATATAAAAAAATAAGACTAGACATAAAATCTAGCCTTATTTTGTCTTATCATTATTTTTAGATGTTTTATCTTTAACGGCTTCAAAGAAAACCTTGTTTTTTTCGTACATTTCTTTTGAAATATCATAATTTTTGCCTTCAACAAAAACTCTTTCCCTATTTTCTTGACATGTACTTTTACATTTAACTTCCATTTTTTCCTCCTAATTTGTTGAAGGTGTCAATAATGTATCTAAATAAGTTTCAGCAGCTGCTTCAGTATCAAAAGTCTTATGTTTTTCCCAATCACCAACAGCAAATCCATTCATTGCTGTTTCTAATGCATAAACTTTAGCCTCGATTGTAGTTGTTCCAAACTCAATATTTTCTCCTCTTGTTTTTGCGTCAGTTGTTATGTTTGTACATTTACATCTTGGAAAAAATTCAACCTTATACTTTTTAACACCACTAATCATTTTAGTAACAATATGTCCATATCCGAATTCTGGAGCGCTATCATTTACATTTTTTGTAACTTCTCCTGCATTTGTTCCTGTTGAAATACTATTTCCCATTAAAGTAGATTCTTTTGTATCATCGTCATTAGCGACAGTAATTGTTAAAGTACCACTTTTGAAACTGTAATCAGATTCAGCTAATGCATCATCAGCATATAATTCAGCATTGTTATATTCTGGAGCAAATTTTTCATCTATAACTTTTTCTAATTTAGGTACTGTAGAATTTACTAAAGCACTATACTTATTAGTTTCTTGATCAATAGTATTGAACTTTCCTTTTTTAAATCCAATTCTGGCCATCTGTAATCATCCTTTCTTTTTGCCATGTAGTGACCTTATGAAAAAAACGAGTATCTTTTTCATAGATATCCTCGCTATCCTCATCCCAAGTCCAATCGGCGTTATATAATTTTTTCTTTACTTCTTTTAAAATATCTAAATAATTGCCTTTAGTATAAATATGTATGTCATAAGTACTTACAGTTGCTAATACCTCATCATCACCAAAAAAAATAGGTTCTTCACCTAATGAATTATAAACAATATAAGTTTCTTCTGATCCTTCATAGTCTAAAAATTCAAATGGAATCTTTTTATTATTTACTGTAAAATCGGCAAATAATGTTTCTAATTCTTGATTCTTCATTATTCTTTTGGTAAATACCTTTCTTGAACTTTTAACATTTCTTGTTCAATATCTTTCTTTTTAAATGACTTTCTAAAAAATGGTTTAGGAGCTTCACCTCTAGATGTTCCTCTTTCTCTTGCGTTTGCTACAAGTGCTGCTGGAACTTCTTGGCCATTTTCGTTTGTAAAATATCCATAAAAACCAACCTTAGTATTAATGCTATCATCACTTGTTTTATACGTCCTAGTGATTTTTAAGCATTTCTCTAAATTATCTGTTTTTTTAAAAGACTTTTTCATATTAGAAACAACATTCTTATGAACAACTTTTGCGCCTGCTCTTGTCATTTCTTTACACATTTGTTCACTATTTTCTGCCAGTTCTTCTAATTCTTTTATAAGTTCATATGGAAGTTCTGCTACAAATTTAGCCATTTATTTAGTAACCTCTTTAGCTTGAATTTCTAGTTCTACGTTTGACTCATCTATATTGTTTAAATATTCAATTGTATATGTCTTACCATTATATTTGATAAGCATATCTCTTCTTATCTCAGTTTTTGGATATCTGATTGTAAAATTGGTATAAGCTTTTTCAAAATCACTATTGTTCATTATCAAAGTCATACCTCTTGTTGTTTTTATATTAGCATAAGTAGTTAAGACAATGACTTCTTGTGCTTGCTTAAATCCATCATTGTCTTTTTGAACTACTTTTTCATAAATACTTATTTTCTTATTATATTTACCTGCATTTATCATAAAAGATTTATCCTATGTCTACCTAATATAGTATCAATTACTTTATTAGTATTTGATTTATCAACATAAAGTGTTCTATTATCATGCATATCCTGGCATAACACATAGATTGCTATAATAAAATCTTCATGTTCATCTAAATCTTCAAGGCCTGTTTCATCTTTTATATACTTTTTGGCAACTTTTAGATAAGTATCAATTGTTTTTTTTATGCTATCATCTAATTCTGCTATTCTTAAATAATCTGCAATATCTTCTATTTTGATATCGCTTACTTTATTAATCATATTCTACCTCCTTCGAGGAATAAAGCCTAAACAACATGATTATTTTATTCAGATTGATTTTCTTCTGATTCTTCAGGTTCATCATCATTATTTTGATGTGAACCTTCATCATTGCTTTGAACTAAATCTGATTCAGAAGAATTAATTTGCGCTTGTAATTGCTCAATTATTTCTTCTTTTTCAGTTATAGTTGATTGCAATTCTTCTATTGTTTTATTAGCCTCAGCTAATTCATTTTGCAATTGTTTTGTATTAGAAACAACATATTTCTTTATTAATTTTGCTTTTAGCAAGTCTTTTGCTAAAGCTTCATCTGTTATTTCTCGTACTTCACCAACTGCCATAGAAATGATACCGCTGAAACTTTGATTTGCTTCGTACATATTAACCTCCTATTATGCTGCTGGTGTAGTTGCTACTGCAATCTTTTGAGTATTTTCGATTCTTGAATCTAATTCAGCATATCCACATACTCCAATTGCGTGTTGTGTAGCATATTTTTCTAACAAAACATTAACCTCAAAATCTTCTGATATTTTAAATGCTAATCCGCTTGCATCTCCGTAGAATATTACATTAGTATCTACTTGTCCAAGATTTTTAATGTTTTCTGATGAGAATACAGGTTTTCCAAGTAATTCATAATCCCAATCTTTATTAAATACTTGGTTTAGTAAATAATTTCCTTGACCATCTCTTAATTTTCTTATTGCTTTTCTTGTTGCTCTACTCATATACCATGCAGATGATGGTTGATATACATCTGGAACAGTTTCTTGAATATCTATTAGTTCATCAGAAGTGATAGCACTCTTGCTTGCTAATACTACTTTCATAGCTGTAGTATCATATGAACCACTAATTCCTACTATTTTGTTAGCTGTACCGTAGAATCCTTCTCTTTCTACAAATGATTTATACTTTAAAGCTAATCTGTCAATAGCAAATTGTACTAATTCAAAATCAGTATTTTTTAGCAATGACTTAGATATTTTTACTAATCCGCCTGTTAAAAAACCTGTTAATGTGATTGTTGAAAATTTATTAGCTTTTTCCTCTAATTCACTGAATTCTTGAGCGTATGTTACTTGTACGTCATCTTGTGATGTGTTAACTTTTGGAATAATCAAAGTACCTTTTTCATAATACTTTGTTGCCCTTGCAAATAAAGGTGATATTTCAGCAACTTTATCCATGATTTTTTTAACAATTGTTGTTGGAATAATTGCACCATTATCTCCTTTTGTCATTTGAGAGGCTTCATTCTTAATACCATTTCTTAACACATTGGCAAAAGATTTGATATCTTTTTCTTCTTGAGACATAACTACTTTGTCTTCTACTTTTACTTCTTTAACTTCCATTTTGTTCACCTTTTCCTCCATTTCAATTGTGTTTTCAATATCTTCAATTTCGTTCATGATATTGTCGAAGTTTTCTTTTTCTTCTTTAGTTACTGCTCTATTTTCAGCCTTAGCAGTAGCAACTATCTTTTCGGCTTGTTCTTTTAAGTCATTAGACTTTTCAATTAATTCTTTCATCTACTTTTCCTCCTTTAAAGAATTTAATTTATCGTCAAAATACGAGTAATCAATATTTTGAACTACCTCAACAATTTCTTGTCGTTTAGGCTCTTCCTTTTTGTTTTTAAACATATCAGGTACATTCTTATAACACTTAAATAAATTTTTATCTAAACATGCTGTACCTTCTTTTGTTTCATTTAATAAATTAATATTAAAAAGGTCATCTACTTCTTTAGCAGATAACCAACTTTCAACTTCTATTAAATTTTTGATTGTTTCTGTATCACATTTAGCTTTTTTTTCATACAAAGGAATCATTACATTGTCTTCAATTGAATTTAATGTATCAATTTCTTTTTGCATATCATTAGCATTTCCCCATGCAATACTCATTGGCTTATGGACCATTAACATTGAATTTGTATACATGTTAATAACATCTGCCACCATAATTAAAAATGAAGCAGCACTTGCAGCTAATCCATCAACATAAGCATTAATTGTTATATGCTTTGTTTCTTTTGCTCTTTGAAGCATAGATGCCATTGTAGATGCAGCGAAAACTGAACCACCTGGAGAATTAACATACATATTTAATGTTGAATAATCATTAATATTGTCTAATGTAGCCTTAAAATCATTTAAATCTACATCTGATTCACTAGGCCACCAATCATCGTCTTTATTATCTGTAATAGCACCATAAATGTATAGATCACTACTTTTTTCTGTTTCATTTTTAAATTCGTAAAACTTACTCATTTGCATCACCTCCTTCACCTATTTTTTTCTCTGCATCAGTGTTTGGTGTGTAAAATTTCTTTTCTTTTGTATCATAGATAACATTTCCTAAAGACATAGCAACAATATCTAATCCTTCGATTGAATCATAATCCTCTAAATACCTTATTTCGTTTAACGTTATCCATCCAGTTTCTTTGGCAATCTTATAGGCTTCGAATCTTTCTTTTAATGTACCTTTTAATGCTTCTTTTAAATCAAAAGCAAAATATCTAGTTTTCTTTTCTTTTTCAAGTAATAAATTCCTATTTAAAGCACATTCAAAGGCGGATATAATCGGTTGAATTGCTTCCTTAAAAGTGTCACTATAATTGTCTTTTATATGAAAAATACCATCAATTTCTTTGTTGAGGGTATTTTTACTTTCATTTAATTGCATTTCAACACTAGAACTAGATGATTCTTTAAAATCAAGTCCTTTATTTAAAACAACAACATTAGATTCGTTATTAGAATATAGTTTTTTCCAAGCTGCTTTTAATTTTTCTATTGCCTCATTAGTCAAAACATTTTCTGATTTTAAAAAACCTTTTTTGTTACCACCAGTTTTTAATAAGATTAATTGATATAACATTGTTTGATATGCTGTTTCAATTGCTTTTGAAACTTGTTGTGTTACTCCTGTTCCTGAATAACCATTTTTTGTATTTCGTAATAATTTTATAAAATCATAATCTTGATAATCCTTACCATTTATAGTAAAATGATAAGATTTAAATATTGGATCTTCATTATAAAAGATATCAATCTTATTAGGTTCTACATAATTTAAAGACTTAACTGTATTACGCGTTTTATTTATATATGCATATCCACCTTTATCAAGTAAATAATCTTCTACTATTGCTCTTTTAAATTGAACTCCGTCTAATGTATCTTTAGTATCATCATTCAAAAGATTTACTCTAGAATCTTCTATTTCTTTGACTTTTTTATCTTCTGTGATTTCATATAGCTTTATTGGAATCATTGCTATTGTTCCACATATAAAATCAACTGCTTTAAAAACTGCTGGCAAAGTCATAGCTTCATTTCTGCCTATTGTTTCTCCCTCAAGAAGTGCCTTTAACAAAATATCATCAACTGAATCAACGGTAATTTCATTTTTTTTCTTAAATATCTTTGGCCATTTCATTCTTTCTCACCTCCTTACAATACCTGGACTACAAAACCACTTTGATTAAATATTACATCTTGTTCTAATAAATAAATTGAATTGATTAATGCAACAACCATATCTACTTTTCCATTAGATTTTTTCTTAGTAATATATCTATTCATATTAGTGTCATAGCTGCATCTTGCATTTTCAAAATTGATTTCTAATAATTTATTAGGTTCGTATTGGAATTCTCCATCTAATATCTTTTCATATAGTAATTTAGTAGGGCTATGTAGTGTATCACTGTGCTGTCTTATTTGAATACAGTTATA